ATGAGCAATTAAGAACTAGAGATTTGTTTACAGCTGTAATTGTTAATGATTTATTCATGAGACAATTAGAAGTAAATGGAGAATGGTATTTATTCTGTCCTAATGATATTAAGAAAGCTGGTTTAACGCCATTATATGAATTACATGGTGAAGAATTTGAAGCTGAATATCATAAAGCGGTAGAATTAGGTTTAGGTACTAAAGTTGAAGCTAAACAAATTTGGGATTCAATTATTAAATCTGAAGTTGAAAGTGGTAAACCATATGTTATGTATAAAGATAATGCTAACAAGCGTAATATGCAACGTAATATCGGTGTAATCAAACAAAGTAACTTATGTATTGAGATATTCCAAGCGTCTAAAGCTGGGTATACACCACAATGTACATTAGCATCAGTTAATTTAAGTCAACATAGTACATTAGAAACTATTGCTAAGACTACTAAAGTTTTGACTAGAGCATTGAATTGTGTTATTGATAAAAATAAATGGTCAGATAGCTGGAGTGAAGCCGCTGGTTTAGACCAAAGAGCATTAGCTATTGGTGTTGCTGGTTTAGCTGATTTCTTCGCTAAGAAAAAGATTTCTTATGAATCTGAAGAAGCTAGACAATGGAATAGAGATATTGCTGAAACAATGTATAAAGCATTCGTTGAGGAATCAATGAGATTAGCTATTAAACAAGGTAAAAATTATCCAGCATGGGAAGGTAGTCCATATTCTAAAGGTGAAACTTACATTGAAGGATGGTCACCACTACCAGAAGGTCAACCAATTCCAATGTTAAATAGTTTAGGATTAGGATTCATGCCTACAGCATCATCTGCAATCTTATTGAGTGTATTTGAATCATTTGAACCAGCAACAGCTAACTTATTTACAAGAAGAGTTGGTCAAGGTGAGTTCTTAGTAGTGAATAAATACTTAGTTAATGAGTTGATTGATTTAAACTTATGGACAATAGAAGTTATCGATAAATTACTTGCTAACCAAGGTAGTGTTCAAAGTATTATGGAGATACCTCAAGATGTTAGATATAGATATAAAGACGTGTGGGAAATCCCTCAAAGAGCTTTATTAGATTTAGCTATCGATAGAAATAAATTCGTAGACCAATCACAATCATTGAATATTTATCATTCAGAAGCTAAATATGCTAAGATTTCTTCAGCATTAATGTATGCATGGAAAGGTGGATTGAAGACTGGTGTTTACTACACTAGAACTAAATCTAAATTAGATGCAAACACTAAATTAGCATCATCTAAGGTGAATGTAATTGAGAAACCAAAAGATAGTCAATTTGAATGTTTTGGTTGTAGCGCATAAAATACTATAATTATTAATGAAAGGGGAGTTAGCACTCCCCTTTTTTATTTTACTATTTAAAATTAAAAAAGTTTTATTATCATATTTATTTATAAACAAATAATTATGGCACAAGGTAATACTATAGGGATAAATTTTCCTTTTAAAGATAGCCCAAAGGGTTATTATTTAGACATGACCACTACAGATGCAGAAGACGTTAGAGCTAGTTTAATGCATTTATTATTAACTAATAAGGGTGAGCGTTTTATGATGCCAGATTTCGGTAGTGATTTATTGAAATATGTTTTTGAACCTAATGATAGTAGAACTATTGCTGATTTAAAACTAGATATAAATGCTATAGTAGGAAAATATATACCGAATATCCAAATAACTGATATAGTAATAGAAAATAGTACTTTAAGTAATGAATTAATTACTATTAATATTAAATATAGTACATCTGATGGTATATATACTTTCTCAGATGAATTAATTATTAACGTATAAACAATATAATATGGCAGAAAGATTAAATTATAGTGCTAGTAACTTTGAAGATGTTAGAAAAGAGTTATTTAACCTTATTAAACAATATTACCCAGAAGTAAGAAATGTTGCAGATGCGACAGTAACTAATCTATTCGTTGATTTAAATGCTGGGGTTACAGATTTAATAATGCACCATGGTAATAGAATGGCTCAAGAATTAGTAATTGATTACGCACAAGAAAGGTCATCAGTTATGTCAATGGCAAGAACATTTGGGTTAAAAATACCACACCTTAGACCAGCAGCATCAATATGTGATTTTTCAGTGGTTATACCAGCTAGAGGTGATGGACCAGATTCAAGTTATTATCCAATATTAAAAAGTGGAGCTCAAGTTAGTGGTTCTGGTAAAGTATTTGAATTATTAGCTGATTGTGATTTTTCAGAACCATTCACTGAAGGTGGTATACCGAATAGAACTATCATACCTAATTTTAACGCTGATAATCGACTTATAAACTATACTATTACTAAAAGAGAAATGGTGGTTAATGGTACTACTAAAATATTTAATAGAATTATTAGTATTAACGATATTAAACCATTCTTTACGGTATTATTACCTGAAAACGATATAGTATCGGTAGAATCAATTATATTTTTAGATGGTACCAACTATGTTGGTGCACCAGATGATAGTTTATTTTATGATGTTAACAATAGATGGTATGAAGTTGATGCATTAGCACAAGATACACTATTTGTTCCAGATGGGACAATTAATGCTGACAATCCAAGTATTAAAGCTGGTAAATATATTAGATTAACTAAGGGTAATAAATATATTACAGAATACACTGATAATGGTTTTATGAAAATTATATTTGGTGCTGGGACTCAAGACGTTACTGGTTTATGTAATGTTGATGTTAGCACACCATTAGTTAATATGGTTGGTGATTTCATTAATAATATGGCACTAGGTTCTGTACCACCAGCAAATAAAACTATGCTTGTTAAATATAGAATAGGTGGTGGTATTTCTACTAACTTAGGTAGTGGTGTGTTAACATCAATGGGACCACATACTATGTTCGTAACTGGTAATGATAGTATTATAAACAATGCAATTAAAAAATCATTAAGTGTCACTAATCCATTACCAGCTATTGGTGGTAAAGACGCTCCTTCAGTTGAAGAAATTAGAAATTTAGTTAGATATAATTTTTCAGCACAAAATAGAGCAGTAACATTAAGTGATTATAAAGTATTAATTGGTAAAATGCCTGGTAAATTTGGTGTACCATTTAGATACAATGTAGTTGAAGAGCAAAATAAAATTAAAATATATACTATTACTTTAGACGAAAATTCTAAAATATCAAGTAAATCAACATCCACATTACAAGAAAATATTTCCATTTATTTATCTGATTACAGAATGTTAAATGATTATATTGAAGTTAATAGTGGTAAAGTATATAACTTAGGATTTGAAATAGATTTATTTATTGATAAAGGATATCAACAAGCACAAGTAATGGCACAAGTTATTACATTGGTAACTAGTTATTTTGATATTAATAAATGGGGTATGGGTGAAAACATCTACATGGGTCAATTATTAGAGAAAATATCTGGTGTTAAAGGTGTTATGAACGTTATCGACATGAGAGTATTCAATAAAGTAGGGCAAGGTAGATATTCATCAAATGAAGTCCCACAAGCTTATCTTGATAATCAAACTAGACAAGTTGATTTATTAGGGGATTTTGTTTTATATGGTGACCCAGTAGGTATGTTTGAAATTAAATTTCCAGATAAAGATATTAAAGTAAGGGTTAAGTAATTAACCTTTATTTTTTTTTTAATTTTATTATAATAGGTTATAATAAATAATTAAATAAAAATAATATTAACAATGGGATGTAATTGTAAAACTAACAATGTTGCGGATTTAGCATTTAATACTAAAAGTGACGGTAAAATCAAAAGAAGATGGTATACATATGTATTTGAATACATAGTAAAAATATTTGCATTTTTAATTACTATAGTAGTAGGTTTACCAATATTAAATGGGTATGTAATCTATTTAGTATTTAAGTTATTAGTGTTAAATCAAAATTTAAATGCAAATGATTTGGTATCATCTTTAGTTTCTTTAACTAAAAAATTCACTCCTAAGGATGATGATGACGATGATGACGATGATGATGACGAGGATGATGATGATGATTATGAATTAACTGATGTTGATGAAATCGAAGAACTAACAATATTTGAAAAAAATAAATAAATGTCTAACGAAAGTATAAGAATTAGGACTACACCTAATGATGGAATAAAAACTATTAATGTTGAATTAAACCAAAAGTTTGATTTCATTGAAATTCTATCATTAAAAATATCGCAAGAAGACGCATACAGACGTTTTTGTTCTGATTATGGGGTTGTAGTAGGTAGAGTTACAGTTAACACTGGATTTGGAGTCCCAAATGCAAAAGTGTCTATATTTATACCAATAACTGATGAAGATAAAGAAGACCCAGTAATTAGTGGGTTATATCCTTATTCAGCTACTGAGGATAGAAATAGTCAAGGTCTTATGTATAATTTACTACCTAAAACTAATGAAACATCTGATGATTGTTTTACTGAAACTGGTTCTTTCTTTAATAAAAGAGAATTTCAAGATAATGATGAAGCTCTAGACATTTACTGTAAATATTATAAATACACCACTGTAAGTAATGCGGCTGGTGATTACATGTTTTTTGGGATACCAAATGGTAGTTACTTAATACATGTTGATGCTGATATATCAAATATTGGTGTAGCATCTCAAAAACCTTATGATTTAATTAGAGAAGGTGATAATAAAAATAAATTTTATAGTAGTAGTAAATTTAAAAGGTCTGAAAATTTAACTACATTAACTCAAATAAAAACTAGAAATGGTAGTGTTAATGTAATACCTTTTTGGGGTGATACTGAACAATGTGGTATTGGTATCACTAGATTTGATGTTGATTTAGCTACAAACATAAATCCATCAGCAATATTCATAGGTAGTATTTTTGGTGATAATAAAAAAAATAGTGTAAATAAACGTTGTAGACCTAGAAGGTCTATGGGTTCATTGGAAAATATGACTACTGGTTCTGGTACTATCGAAATGATTAGGAGAACTATATTAGGTGAAATTGAACGGTTTGATATTGATGGTGGTGAATTAATCGATGATAATGGTACATGGGCTTACCAAGTACCTATGAATTTAGATTATGTAACAACTGATGAGTTTGGTAATTTAATACCAACTGATGACCCAAATAAAGGTATACCTACTAGAGCTAGAGTTAGATTTAGAGTAGGTATGAACGCAACTGGTGGTGAAGGTAGAGTTAGGACTAGAGCTAAATATCTAGTACCACATAACCCAACCTCATGGACTGATTCAGATTATAATTTTGATGAGAACACTAAAGATAAACATTTCCAAGATTTTCATTGGAATAAAATATATAGTATAAGTAATCACATTACTAGAGTTCAAAGTACTGTAAGTAATGGTGCAACAAACCATAGAACATTTACAGCGCTTAAAGAAGTTGATGATGGAGGTAATAATAACTTATTCCCATTTAATAAGATAGATATAACACTTAATCCATTATTTGTTATTTTATGTATTATTGTTAAAATAATTGCTATTATAGTAAAATTGATAAATCAATTTATTATTCCAGCTGTGAACGGTGTATTTTATTTCCTTAATAAATTCATATTAAAACCTATATGTAAATTATTAAATAAAATAGTTAATATAATCTGTGCTTTAAAACATCCACTCTCTTCAAGTAGGGAGAACTCTTGTAAAGCTGATAAACAAATTACTGATTGTGAGATAAATTATATATCTTATGTTGTATTATCTTGTTCAGCCGATGAGACTGGTAAACCATATTGTATTGGTTGTGATAAAACTAAAACTGGTAATGGTCATAAAGAATCATTTAAAAAGACTACAGCTGATAACCCTAGTGGATTTTATTATCCAGGTAGTAATATGTACAACAAATGGGAAGAAACAAAACCAAAAGGTGATGCTGGGTGGGTAAATTGTATTGCTTTAGCTTTAGCAGATGCATTAGGTATCTTTAAATTTGATTTCTTTAATGACTGGATTAATGGAACACTTTACGCTTATTTATTAAAATACAAAGTAAGAAGAAAGGGTAAAGGTAAAGAGAAATTCTGTGAAATTGATTGTGGTAGTACTGATGGAGTCGATAATAATAAAGATGGTCAACCAGATAATGATTGTTTTACTAACTATATTGTTGATACATGTACAAGTGCGGTACCTCAAGGTACCGATACTGGTAGTGACAAAGTTGGTGAATCAAATGAATACTTTGAAGTTAAAGAAGGTTTAATTAAAAAATACAAAGGTGAATTATATTATGCGGCTTTCTCTAAGAAAAGTAATTATAAGTTATATTCAACTAAAATAGTATGTTTAGGTGCGGTATTTGAATGCGATTGGCAAGGATTACCAAAGCTACATCAATATCTAGTTGACAGTAGTTACAATAGACCACCATTAATTAATGTATATCACGATAGTGGACAATATACTGGTGATGTTATGGAAAGTGGATTCGATTCACCTGATAGTAAATTATCCAACTCACAAATATGTAATGTTGATTGTACTAAATTAGGTGTTGGTTCACAACAATGTAATAATATTAAAAGATTATGTGAAATAACTGTAAATTCAGATGAAGATAATAGAGATGATGGTGGACCAAAAGCTGACTTTAAAATAACTAACTCAGATGTTAGTAATGCTTTTGTTAGAGGTATGTTTGCTTATGTTAATGGTACTTTTGACCCAGCATTTAGTAATAAAATACAGTTGATACCATTTGATGCTAATACTGAATATAAATACGACCATAAATATTATGATAAATTTAGAGGTGTAAACAAATCTCAAAAAATATGGTCTTATGATAATTCTTTCTATTTTTATTTTGGATTATTACCAGGTAAAACTGCAATAACTAGATTAAAAACAGAATATTTCCCAACTTGTATTAGAACCGAAAGAAAAGATATGGCTATTGTCGTTAAAGATATACAAGATGATTCTACAGATGGTAGAGGTATTGGTTCTATAACTATAGCTGTTAATGGCGGTGTCGGTCCTTATAGATATGAATGGGAAGGACCAATAGTTAATGGTCAAAGAATTGGATGTTGTTATGATGGCGCTACTAAAGCACCTTGTAATAGTAGTACACTAAATTGTGTAGAAAACCAACCATTTAGTAATTTATATGGTGGTACATATACTGTAACTGTAACTGACTCAAATGGATTGGTAGCAACTACAACAGTTACTGTAGGTGGATTTATAGGTGTAGAATGTGAAGTTCAACCAAGACCAACAAATTCAGTTGGAAACGGTAATGTATACATTACATTAAGTAATGGTACTGCGCCATATAATGTAACAATCCAAAAATTGGATGCAAATGATATTCCAATACCAAGTGCACTATATACATTACCATCACTATACAGTACACCAATAGGTGGTCATTGTTATGGTGCTTGTAATGGTCAACCATTACCAGAAGGTAATTATATTTTAGTGACTAAAGATAGTGGTGCGGCAATAAAAACCGAATGTAATTCTAGGTTCTCAATTATTAAACCTGAAACATTAACTATTGACGTGATACATAGTAGTACACCTGAGGCGGCAACTCCAAGTATTATACCTAAACTATTTTGTAATGGTAATAATGATGGTACCGCTGAGGTAACTATAGAGGGTGGTACACCACCATATACGTTTGAATATAAATTACTTAGTACACCTAACCCATTGTGGTATAGTTTACTTAATACAGTTATAAGTACTAGTTCTTCACCAAGTAATTTGGTTGCTGGTACATATAAATTAACTGTAACTGACTTAGGTGGTAATATTCAACCAAAAACATTTACAATATTAGAACCACCAGCAATTAATGTTAATTTATATAAACGATACAACCCATCAGCCCCATTACTTGATAATGGTTATATCACATTAAAGGTATTTGGTGCTAACCCACCATTTATAGTTGATGTAGATGGACCAGAGTCATTTACAAAAACAGTATCAAATAGTGGTGACCTAGTTGAATTCATCGGATTAACAACTGGTGCTGGATTAACCCCACCATTTGCAAGTCAATATAAACCATATAAAATAACTGTTACTGATGTTAGTGGTTGTACTACAACAACATTTACAGATGTAGATGGTCAAGTTAAAAATGAATTTAAATTGGGGCAAACAGAAAGTATACCATTAACACGTTTTCAGGATTATGTTGGCAAGGATTACTCAGATTGGGTTAATGGATATGATAAAGTACCTGGTGATGGTGCTCATCAATTTTATACCGCTAGATGGGGTATAACTCCACCATATCAAACTAGTGATTATGCAACAACAGTATATAGAACTGGTATTGGTATTAGTGGTAGATTTTATAATAGTACTGATTCTTATCATGTTAGGTTTTTCAATGGTACTATAGACTCAAATAAACTAAGAGTTTGGTGGGGTAATGCAAGAGCTGGTCAAAGAATACCATATTACGGTGGCTGGCATAAAATAGATAGTAGTAATAGTCATGATGATAGTTGGGCTAGAGCGCTTTGGGTTTATGTATCAGAAAATGTAAATGGTACATGGACACCAAAAATCCAAAGTATACCAGTTGAAATTTCGGATAATAATCAAAAAGACACATTTAATGTATCTAAATGTTTTATACATAACGATTTAGATAATGGTTCATTTGATGGTGACTATTCACTTTCGTATGGTAATATAGATGGAACAAGTGGTCTTTATGCGTATGTTAACACAAGCAATAATGGTAGGTTAATTGGAGAATCTGGTAATACAATACTTTTATCACCAAATAGTCCATTTACCGATGTAACAGTATAATAATATGGCAATAGGTAGAATAACACAAAGATTAAATAAAGTTACTTCAAAACAATCAGTAGACTTAGATACAAATATTAGATTACAATTTGAAAGTGAACAAAAAATCTTACCAGTTGGTGAGGTTAATCATATCGTTAATGAGATTGAGCAATTTAATAAAGAAAGAAATGCTTCTAAAAAGTATAGATTGATTGCTACTATTGACCCATTAATTAGTAATGTTTTATTTAATATTAGTAGTGATAGAGTACCAAAAGATTTTGGATTACCACCTAGTGCTAATGACCTTGATGATAAAACAAAAAGTTATGGCTGGGAGATATTCACCAATGAAATATTTAAACAAGATATACTAAAAACTCAAGCTGTTAGTAATACTGGTGGTAGTTCTGTAGCGGCACAACCATTATTAGGTAGAGAAGATTTTACATTTGAACAAGCTGCTAAGAAACATTTAAAAGAGATTAACGGTTGGTTCGGATTTTTCGACCCTGATGAAACTAAAGCTGGTGATTGTTCATTTTATGACATGGAACCTACTAGATATAGATTTGAGTTTAATAATAATATTAATAAGAATTGGGATATAGTAATTACTTATCCAGCAACTAAAGATGATTCACATTATTTAGTTAAAAATGGGTTATTAATCACAACTATGACTATTAGAAATTTAGGTGGTAGACAATTAGTTTGTTTAGGTACAGCTGTACCACATAATCTAGTTAGTGGTGATGATATTAAATTAACTAATATGCCAACTACAGAATTAAATGGTACGTTTTCAGTACTATCAGTTGGGTTAGATAATGGTGACCATAAAGGAAATTTCTTTACGATAGGTGTAGATGCAACAATACCTTCAATTAGTAGTTTAATTGGTATTGCATTTAATGGTGGTAGATTAAAAAGATTATATTTTGGTCACGAAACAACTTATTATTTAAGAAAATTTAGAAAAATTAAAATGTTTAGTACACAAAGAGAAATGGAACCTGATGATTATGAATTATATCCAGTTGGGTTTGCTGTTACTAGTTATAATGATAAACTATTCCAATTAGTTATTAACGAAGATATTGATATAGAAAACCTTAAAGATAATTTAGGTAGACCAATAACTGAAGTATATATTACTATCCTTAAAACAGATAGCTCTAGTACATTTACAAGAGTTATGGATGGTATTGACATGATTAATGTAGAAGGTAATACCAAAACTAATTCAGCTCCTTTTAGAAAAGTGAGTAATATTAGAAAAATGCACACATTAGGTTCAGACCCTAAAGCACCGTTCATTAGTCATGAACCATTAGATATGAATGGTAATGGTGTAGATATTAACGATAATGAATACTATGGTGATATTGTTGAATACTCTCAATATGAGGTTAAAGAAACTATATTAGCTGAGGTAATGCATAGATTTAATACTACTGATAGAGAAGTAGGTTCAGATATATCATTTAGTGATGAGGCTGACATACCAACCAATCAAGCAAAAATTATTGAAGGACATAGATTAGAAGGGTATATGTATAGACCACATCATAAAATACAAATTAGACAATTTTCTAATTATGTTGAACAAGGTGATGAAAAAACTTTAGGAATACCAGAATATAGAGAGATTATAGGTACTAACGTATTTTTATGGAGAGATTTATTAGACATTGGGTTTAATGATGGTGTAGAAACACCTATTGAACATCCATTTCTAAATGGAAGTCATTATTTATATACTAATGTATGTTTTCCAGTAAGAAGGCAAGACCCATTTGGTCGTTTCGATTTATACTATGATGGTAATACTAAAAATTTCTCACCAGCTGATATTGGTGGTGATGCTATTTCAGATAACTTTAATGTAAACTCATCAGATTATGGCTGTTAATAAATATACAATTAGAATACCCTCATTAAGTGAAAATACTGGCGCTACTGGAACAACAATAGCGATACCATTAACACTTGATGTCCAAAACGTTGACCAAAGTAGTATTATTAAAACTAAATTTATTGATATTGAGGTTGAAAATAGTATAAACCCAATTGTAGATTGGGAACAAGGTAGATTTAACCCAGTAAAAACATTTGCGGCTCCATTAAATAACTTAATCGATTCAATTACATATTCTTTAAATTTTTTAGATAGTACTAAAAACTTTATTAATGCTACTTATGCTGATGCTGAATTTAATGATACTGATATTAAGAATAGAAAGAATGGATTTAAGAAAAGTTTTTTAAGATTAAATTTTTATGATAGTGATAATATTGCTAAACAAAAATTAGTAGCATTTTTAATCATTTATCCTAGGATTGATGATAAATTCTTTTCTTCTACTAATTTACCTAGCAAATCTTTTTTTACACCACCAGGCGCAACACCATGGGGTACCATAAATCCAGTTAAACAAATTAATTTAGAATTTACAGTAGGTGATTCATTAAAAGATAGGCGTAAAGATGGAGAAGGGTTCTTCTTTTATTATTATAAAGATGAAGTTAGTGCTGCGGTACCTAAAGAATTATTTATGAAAGCTAGTTTCAGTAATGCTAAGACTGGTAAAGTAATGAGATTAATGAGTACTAATAGTAAAGTATATATTGATAAATTAAATACACCTACTAATGGTACAACTAATAAAAATAACCTACATACAAAATATATATTATCAAAGGATAATACTGGTTACTATTATAAGATAGATACTAGTTATTCTTCAAACGTTACTATATTGGGTGATATATACGAGGTTAATTTATATGAAATATTTGTATTATAATGGAAGTAATTAAAAGAAAAATATTATTAGAAAGTCTTAGGAGTAGATACTCAGGTTCAACTTATGGGACTATTACTGCTACAACTATTAATTTATTGGTACCACTAACTCAAGATATAAAAGACCTTGGGATGGTACACTGTTTAGATTTTATACCTAAAGGTACTATTAGTCCAGACACAAATAAATTAGTTGATTATACATTACTTATCAATAAATTAAATGATAGTTTTATTAATACTTTTAATTTTTCAACAAACCCAAACTCAACAGTAACTACTACTAAGTCAACATTAAGTCCAGACATTAGAAATGCTGGGTATGGTTTATTAAGCTATATTAGTAATGGTATCGATATTAGTGGATATACTGAATCTAGAGTTGAAAACTCACATAGTTATGGGTTTACTGGAGATAGTCGATTAATTATAGGTAGAAACGTTGACATAATCCCATACTACAACTTTACTGGTGGTTCGGTAACTGGTATAAATAAAGTTATCAGTAATGATAATAAAAATCCTTTAATTTATACTGAATTTGCTGATAATAACGATGTTAATTTTGGTAATACTATCCCACCATATCAACAGAATGGTATATTGTTTACTAGTTTTACCGCTAGATTTAGAGAACCATATGCTATTGTAGATAATGATGATGAAATATCAGTAACTAGAATGTATTACAAAGGTCAAAGTTTTAATTTAACAAACGTAGGATTATACGCTTCAACCAGACAAGAATATTTATTATACATTACTAGTCCACCAAAAGTAGAGAGTGATGTATTTATAGAAAGAGGGGGTATTAGTGTTATACCTATTCATGGTCAATTAGCCGAAATAAATACATTAGAACAATTAGAGAAATTCGGTAACGGATTTTATAAAATAACAAGAGTATAAAAAATAATATATGAGTACTGGAACTTACGGAATAGTTAGAGCAGCTGATGTTGACCCATTAGACGTTCAAATAACAGTGTTTTATTCACCGAATAGACAAACACAAGTAACTAATACCTTTACATTAGGTAGTAATAATTTAGTTAATGCACCTGATACCGCAAATGGTATAAATGTATTTGGTGGTTTGTATAATCTTACATTACCAGTCAATCAATTTCAAAACAAAGGTATTTATACGATTGTGATTAAACCAGTTGAGATTAAAGCTAAAATAGTTGATTGTGGTGTATTGGCAGCAATGCCAGATAATAAAGGGATTATATTTGATATATCAGACCCTAATATAGCTGCATTTGCAAGTAAATTTGAAAATAATAGCTTAATTGGGTATAGAGTTGAATATTTAGATACTACAAATCCAGCTCAAAAAATTAGAAACTTATTTAGAGTTATTACATCAAATAATAGAGCTGAACCAGTTACTCAAAATTTAAGTAATACAAATCAAAAAGCTATTAGATACCGTTTTAACGATAATTCAAGTTTAGTTTTCTGTACGGTTACACCAAATGCCCCTACAAATGTTAAACCAGATGTATTACCATATATTGGTGTACCTAATCAAAGTGTTATGTTAACACATACATTCTTCAATCCAATTACGATTGAAATTGAAATGGTAGAACATGATTTTGAAACGTTAGCTTATGGATTATTTGGTAATCAAACTAAAGGTCTTGAAGATGGTATTTATACTGTTTACAACTTTGATAATAATATCTATAGACAATATAACTTATTTGAGATTAAAGATAGATTTAGTGGTAAACCTCTTTATGAAGTTAGAGAGGAAAGAACTGGTATTGATTTCACTAAGAATTTTAATGATATAGCAAACGTATAAATAAATGGCAAAAGGTGATTTAATAAGAGTTCCAGGTTATTCGCAAAGAGTAATATACAATGGTAACATTGAATATAGAAATTTTTCTGATAACTTAGTTGGTAATCAATCAATTATTAACATTGATAATAATAATACTGAATCCAGTTCATTATTTACAATGGGTAATTTTGTTGTTACTACCAGTTCAGGTAATAGGAGTGAATATTCTTTTAGAGGTAAGAATTTTACACAATTCTATGATTTAACATCATTAAATTTTACTAATGATGTTGAAAAATTACTTGCTACTAACACAAACATAAAATTAAATTTAGATAATGCTAAATTATCTAGTTATGCTTATTTTGGTTCAGCAACTGAATTTATTAGAGTTACCTTAGAAAATATTATTACATATTGGCCAGCTTCACTATATCTAAATCCATTGATGACTACGATATATGGTGATTTCACTGGATATACTGTTGAGAATTATACTTATGACGCATTTAATGATAAATCATCATTAAATGTAAATGTAACTATGATTGATAATAAATTTGAATTGGTATTTACACAAGATGGGAATACTATCGATACATTTAATGTTGATAATAAACTTAGAAACGTTACATTAAATTATAATGATTATGTAATATTATATAATAATATTGAATACCCTATATTAAACTTTACTGGGTCAACAAATGAAATAAGTGGTTATCTTAATATGATTGTTGAGGGTGACCCATTTAAGGATTCATCTACTACAGCTACAACTAGGACTGCTAAGTTTCATATAAAACCTAATAAATTAAAAGTTGACGAGTTCTTCAATAAAATAACATCATTTGAAGAAAACTTATTAAATAGATACACAAGCCCAAAATATACTTCTACGTTTGATTATGACGCTCCTGGGGACAACAATATAGTTTACAAATCAACTAAGACTTTAACTTGGCCAGTATCAGATGGTTATAATATTGATTACTCTACAAATGAATACGTTTCATTTGTTAGTGAGTTAATTAAAATAGGTAATACTAGTGATAAAGCAGCTTCAGACATATTAACTAGGTTCTTAGTTTCAGATTCAATATCTAATTTTGACTCATTACCACAATTAGATGGTACACAAGAAGCAACTAGTGGTCAAAAAGTGACTAAGATGCTTAAAATATATGGTAGAAATTTTGATGAAGTTAAAATATGGATGGATGGTCTTAAATTATTTAATACTGTTACTTACGATAAGAAAAATAATACACCAGACCAATTAGTTAAAAACTTAGCTAAAAATATGGGATGGGAGATGACAACACCATTAAGTGATAATAATTTACTATCACATTATGTTGAAACACATGCATCAACTTATTCTGGTCAGAGCACTGGATTATCAGCACAACAAGCTGAGATAGAAATGTGGAGAAGACTTATTATTAATTCTGCTTGGTTATTTAAATCAAAGGGTTCAAGAAAAAGTATTGAATTCTTTTTTAAATTTTTAGGTATTCCAAAAGGATTAATCGATTTAAATGAGTACATATACAAAGCTAAAAATAAGATTGATATGGATATATTCTATAAAATCTTAGAAAGATTTGATTTAGATACTGATTTAACATTATACAATGTTGATAATGACGGTTACCCTAAATTTCCAGCTCAGAATAGCGATATGTTTTTCCAAAAAAGTGGTTTATGGTATAGACAAACTGGTGGTGCTGGTACTAGTGACCACATTTTAACTGGTAATAATCCACATATTGGCCCATACGATGGCGGTCAAACATATTTAATGCAATTGCATAATTTAATACCTAATTTTACGCCATTTACTATTGTAAATGAAGTTACAGTAACTGGTAGTACTAATTTATTTTATAATTACAATAAGGGTAAATTTAATTACTATAGTGGTAATACGTTTATTGATGTATTAGATAGTAGAGGTGTTAATAAAAGTGAATGTGTTCAAACGACTACTACTATTATTCCTGACCCATACCCAAATTATAAAGAAACTATATGTGGCTGTCCATGTGAGGTTGAAGACGATATATTATCGGTATGTCTTAAGAAAAAAATAGTTAAAAATACAACTAGTTCATGTGATACTGGTATTGAATCATATGATTATAACCCAGAGGGTTACCCATACATATACGTTTATAATAAAAAGAATTATGATATGAATAATAATTTTGTTAATGGGACAACTCCGA